TTGGTGTGTACAGTCGGCTGTAGATAACATCATCACCAATACGCAGAGCATTGATATAATCAGCAACGGCTTGCTTAATCTGGTCATCCCCGTTAGTCGGGTATGTTGAATCAGATGTAACATCAATCTCTACATAAATAGGAAGGTCAGTAGGACGTGCAAATGAAATATCATGGCTTACACCTTGACTGTCTACAACAGCTTCAGTGATGGTTCCATAGCTTAGAATCCCGGCTGGCTTATTATCCCAAATGGCTTTGGCAATATCTGTAGTACTCCCACCCAACACAATCGGGTAGAATGAGTGTGCAGGAACACCAATACCATTAGTTACATCAGTTTCATTCTCATAGACGATGACTTGCTCAACGCCAGTAATCTTCAGGATAGCCGCATAAATAGCTTCATAAGTGTTTACACTATCTTGGAACTTGGCCAGAACATAACGAGAACGTAAATCAGCATCTGATTCTATCACAGTTCCTTCTACAGCCACAGAAGGGTTGGTAACACTATCCCACCCAATAACAGGGGACTGAATACTTTGGATAGTGTTAGCTGCTTGACTGTTTACACCCGTTTCAGTACAGGTAGCAGAAGATGTCTTCTTTGCCTTGCTGATTGTAAAGTCTGTCCCAACATCAAACGTACAAGTGTAATCTTGCACCACCTCTTGAATAAGGGCTTTGTCACTAACCAGTGTAGCTGTCAGATATGTACTATGGTTGGTATTAACTTCAGTGATTATTGCATTAACAATTTCCGATTCAGTAGCACTAGAATCAGAAGTGATAGTAACAGTGACAGGACTAGCATTGATACCACTAATCTGATAGGTAAAAGCATAAGCCGTAGAATTGGCAACAGCGGTTGGAGAGATGAGGATAGCCACACACAAGTTTTCATCCAGCGTAATCTCCGAATCTGTACTAAATACTTTCCCTGTAGATGTCGAACGTACATTGCTGTCTACAGGAATTACAGTTCCATAATCGCCATAACAAACAAGTCCCGCTGTAGATGCTGTAGCACTATTTCTAGCAACACCACCTAGTAGAGTGATATTCTCAAGGGCATTACCTGTTGCTTGGTTTATATCAAAAGCAGAATATACATCTTGAGCCACTTCCCATACGTCTGCAAGAGGGGCAGCTATCAATTTAATCCATCTACCAAGAACCGAAGTGTCAGATGTGTTTACAATATCACCCGGCTCAACCAGAGAAGCAAACTCACTTTCTGCATTGGCCTTTAATTCAGCAATAATATCGTTCAGGCGTTTTACTGAGAAGCCTGTATCAGAAAGTCCATAAGCCACGATTTATATTCTCCATTATTATTTTAAGCTGTTGGTGTAATCGTGAAAGATTGCGTAGCAGATACAGCCCCATCCTCTGTACGAACTTTGAAAGAACAACTGAATCGCCTGTCTGTAGAGATTGTTGAAGAGTATTCCAATATCTGTAAAGCATCTGGCTCTTTGAGAATAGCTTCTTGGATTAAAGCATCTACAGCCATCTTACTTCTGTTCTTCCCCATCACCCTATTCCACCAGTCAACACCAAGCGTGCTGTCCATGAACCATTCCCCTTGGAATGTATTCAATCTGATTTGCAGGCGTTGTGATAAATCTTCAGCACCGATGCTCGTTACCCCGCTTTCCCCGTTTACAAAGGAAACATCCCCACTTTCATCTAGTTTAATATCCATGATGTCCTCTTATACTGTAGCAACTGTAGAGCCGTTCCATGTGAATAATGGGCTTGCAACTGCTACGCTTGTTGTACCAGCCAAGGATATTAGCGGAGATGTAATAGCGGCAGATGTAGCAGCACTCACTGTAGCTATTGGTGCTGTTATTGTAGCCAGTGTAGACGCAGTAGCATAAATAGCTGGCGCTGATATGGTGGCAGATGTTGTAGCTGTCACATTAACCAACGGGGCTTTAACTTCAACTTGCAATGGGGATGTAATTTCAATCTTCCCAGACTGCTTCATCCGTAGTTCACATTCTGACGATGTGCCTAAGTTATGGAACACTACAACATCTTCCGTTGAGTGCGGCAGTGTATGTTTAGTTGGCTGATTAACCGCATTACCGAACGGCCACAACCCCGGAATAGCTATTGCATCTCGCTTATTAAACCTACGGTAGTCGCTAGGTGGTTGCGCTGTACCATCACCAGATTTGAATACATCAATACAAGATTGAGCAAATACTAACAACACTGTATCACCAGCCTTCACAGGGAATGTGATAGCCGATGTGGAAGATGACGGGAATATGAGGGGAACAGACAGGATTGTTGGATATTCTTGGTCATCAGTCCAATCAGGAAATACTTCATTGACCAGCGGCTTTACATCAACAATCTGTTTCTCTGCATCGTTTACTTGCATAATTACCGCAGGGATGGCTGTAAACAGCCCGCGCATCTTCTGTTCAAAGAAGGCTGAGATAGCACTCTCAAATGTCATATCTGTCATGCTTCTTCCTCATCTGCGTCAATACTATCTCCCCATAATTCCATCAACCATTCTCCGCCTCTGGTATCCCCTTTGAAGTTGACAGAGCGAACACGGTAGAACGAATCAAACATCTTATCATCTGTAACCACTTTAAAAAGGCTGTTAGGGCGTACTTCAGGATTGAGTAGTGCCTTAGCACGTATTCCATACCGCCTAGCCTTAAATCGACTTACCTTGCGTGCAGTGCCATCTTTCTTTGGCTTCAATACTTTGGTTGGCGGGAGGAATTGCTCATTCTCTTTATCAAGAGCTTGACCCGTAGATTTACTTACTTCTTCACTGTCAATGTACGGGATTTCAAGCAACCCGCTATCCTTGGACAGAACGATTGCTTTTTCCCACTCACCGCCGTTCAGGTTGTAGCGGTCAGTAATAATCAACTCTCCGTCTATGATCTTCCACTCAATAGCAAACGTATTAGCAATTTCATCCAACACTTGTTTGCCATTACCATAGGCGGGGTATCCAAACTGACATTTAAGTGTTCGCCAATCCCCTTTAGTGGATTTAGTAAATGCTAGGTCAAGCTGTTTCGCAATCTCTGCTACAACATTTTCAAGGTAGATGTCAGCAGGGAAGGAATACTTAACAGGTTTGATTGCTAGGTTAGTGAAGTTGGGGGCTAATTCAAACGTTGTAACCCTGTCAGTCCCTTGCCTTGTTGTCCTGATATTGATTACATCGCCGGAGATAATGGTCTTGATATTACCTTGGTATCCGGCAGCCAATGTCAGTGTTCCGTAACGTGTTCCAATCTTCTTCACTGTTTCGTCAGACAGATTGAAGATTGATACAGTTCCTTTGTTTGTTTTCTCTTTGTTGTCAACATACATCTCAACATCAAACTGGATACGCAACTCGCTTACATAAATCAGTGTACCGTTTTCAGGGTTTTTGAATGTAAGAAGATAGTCCCTTCCCCACTGAACATTTTCATACTGTACACTCATGTTAATTCCCTTCTATTATGCGTGGTATGTAAGGAAGTAATTGTCTGCTGGGGCTTCCCTTGTAGCTGCGTTGTCTTCAACTAGGTCAGATATGGGAAATATATAGAATCCGCCAGATAACCCTGCTACAAAACTTTGAGTCGTGAATATCGGATAGCTAACAACCATCTTCACACCGTCAATAATTATCGTACCGTCTGACAAAGAAACCGTGAGGTGATAGTGTTCAGTGCGAGTATTCCAGATAGCAGTGATGTTTACGGCGATGTTGTCTACGGAGGCGGAATAGGAGAAGTATTTGTCGTTGAATAGCGGCAGAACAGATGTAATAGCCATATTTATTGTCCTATCAGCCCATGCGTGTTAATCTTTCTCTCAATAGTTGTCTGCACTTTCAAATCTCTGGCCTGTTGCAAGGTGTTCACATAGTTCATTAGAGGCTTGTGCAATTCTTCTTTTGTTTCAGCTTTAGGTTTATCATCCTTCCCGTTTGTTGGTTTCTGATTACCTTTGGCACTTCCGGGGGCAGCTTGGTCGGCAACTTTACGTTCAGTAATTACATCACCAGACGCCTGTGTAACCTTTACCTTGACAACATTAACTTGTTCAATACTAATGTTAGGATAGATTGCATAGCCGCTATCAGGGGATACATCAAAAGAAATATCTGTGAACACACAGTTGTCAAACTTATCTACAACGGAATCCTTCCCATCTGTATTGTATCCAAGGATAGTTACAAACTCTTTGTTACGTTGGATAGAGATTAGCTTCTGCTTCACAATATCCATAGACGCCTTAACAGAAATAATCCCTTCGTCATCTGTTCCAGAATAATCTTGAGGGATGGCTACATTAGCTGTAGTTTCTGGTTGCCCTTGTGTGTTGATAATCATATTTCCGTATGCTCTAGGGTAATCGTACCCCTTTGCTTTCTGATTACCAGCATCTTTGATTGGATTCCAGAAGTTGTAATCCGTTACAACACCTTGGAGTTTTAGTTTTATATTTTCAGTAATAATGTTGTCACTGATTTTAGTTCCGTCTTCTACAGGACTGCTTGTCACACTTCCTTGGTAGGATTCAGAAAATGACAGGATGCTATCAAACAAGATAACATCATTGTTTTGTGTTTTTATGACGTAAATCATGTTGTATTTATTCTCCTGTCATTTCATTAACGCCAGACACCAACCCCACCTATAACCTTTTGCCAAGCAGCATCTGCAACAGCAGTCCCAAACTTCTCTGGATTATCTTGGACACTTGTCACCTTGCTGGCATCAATATTAATGATAAGCTGTGGGGGGGTGGAGGGTTGTTGCCGAAGACCTTTAGACGGTGTTTGTATTGCAGGCGTGGATGGCACATTTAGTAAGGGGGAGTTAGTGAGATTGTCAATAATAGATTCACCAATCCCCACCCCTGCCTTAGCCATACTCCCCAATGGGCCGGGAAGCATATTAACTAGCGCCTTTACCCCTTCCCCCGGTTTTAGGTCTTCACCCCTCAATGCACGCTTAATAGTATCCCAACCAATCAATACATCCAGCACAAAGTTATCCCAAGACAAAGCAGCAATCTCAAGGATGAGGACAAAGGCATGTAACCAGTTATCTTCACCAGTCATATAGTCGTTGTAAGAGTCAAAGATAAACAGTAACGCCCCAAACAGCCCCATCAGTTTTGCCGTAGCACCGTGAGTTGCCCACAAGTCTTTAATCAGTATCTTCAGACTACCGCTGACGGCTGTCACGCTCTTAAACATCCATGCTAGCCTTAATCCTGCGATGGCTAACCCGAAAATAATAATGGCTGCAACAACTCCTTTGTTGTCCCACATAAGACTTAACAAGTCAGACAACCCCTTGAGAATCTTGGCAATGCTTTTGAACACTGGTGTTAGGATTGTAACAAGTTTAGACAGCACACCAAATAATTCAGTGAGCATTTCATCCAAGCCACTTTCCATCATTACTTGGGAAAACTCTCGCATCCGGTTGTTAAACCGTTCTTGTGCAGCAGCAGACATCTTCAGTTGCTTTTGGAACTCAGGAGAGGACTGTGCAAACAGCCCCATCGCCTGCATTGCCTTGACAACTACATCAGTACCGACTTGTCCGTTCTCCATCATCTTGAACAGACCTTGTACATCTGTTCCGGCAGCTTGAGCGAAGTATTGCATTACACCAGCGGCATGTTCGCCCAACTGACCTTTCAATTCTTCGGAGCTTACTTTCTGCTTGTTGAACATTTGTTCGATAGCTTTGTTGGCTAGATTGATTTTCTCAGAACTCATTCCTAACAGACGGAAATAGCTTTGTGCGCCTTTGAAACTCTCCTGAAGAACATCTGTACCGAAGTGTTCCTTACCAGACATGAACATCTTAGAGTAGCTTTGTCCCATGTCAAGGATAGAAATGCCCAACTCATCAGCAGTTTCTTTTACAAACTTCAAATTACTATTGAATGTTTGCGTATCGCCGGAGATTGCTTTGAGCATATTCTCCATCTGCATCATTTCACGGCCAGTGGCAACCAACTCTTTGAAAGCATATCCACCAGCAACGGCATTGAACAACCCCATACCAGTTGGAAGCATTGGACGAAGCATAGCTGCCATGGGTGATTTGGCAATACCAGATGCCCTTCCCCAATATCCTACATATTGGTTAGACTCGTAGCCATTCCCGCCACCTCTAGGTCTGCCAGCCCCTTCCCTAGCCCCGCCATACCCACCTTGCCCTTCGCTAATAGCACTACGAGGAACTTGGCGGAAACGACTAACACCTGCTGTGGCGGCTTTCAGTCTTTCAAAGTTAGCAGCAAGCAACATAATGGCTTGGGCATATTCTGCTATTTCATTCTTACGACCAGTGATAGCTTGGTGCAGTTTAAAGATAGAAGATGAAAAGGCATCAGCCCAATGAGTTGAACGTTCTGCTTGCCCGCCGACAGCCACTTGCATGTTATTCAGGTGAGTGATGCTTTTCTCAATTCCATCCATCCATTTCGTAACACCCTTGGTGTCCGTCATTTTCTGGAAGGATTTGAATTGTGCTGTTAATCCAGTAAGCTGGTTCTTGAGTTTCCCTGTCTGAATAGCGGCTTCTTTCAAATCACCTTTTAGACTGGCCATCTCCTTACGGAACTCGGTTAGGCCATCCTTATCTACCTTAAATCCCACAGTAGCAAATAGCTTTGCCAGTTCCATGTACTTTCTCCAGTCATGTTATTCTTGTTTTTGGCTTCTACGCCTGCTGTCCTCTCTCAAGGCAGCATTTACATCCATCATTTCCAGCATGTCATAAAAGTCGGGAAGGGAGTACACTGTCTGTAGTTCATGGTATGTGCAATACCTTTCTTCAGCAGATAGGAGATTGAGAATACGGACATCAATACTGAACTTATCTTCAATCTCTTTGTACAACCTTTTTGTTCCTGAATCCTGTTCAGCTTCGCTAGTATTTAAGCCCCGTTGCCTAAACCTAGCTTTGAAAAAACATCTGCAAAGTTGAACTTCAGCACTTCCTTAACCAAATCAAAGATTGCACCATAGCGGCCAGCAAACTCTTGGTCGAAATTGATTGTTGCGGTTCCTTTTGTAACACTGGACAACAGTTCTTTAATAAGGGATACAACATCCACCTTATCAAACTGTTCAATCAAAGTTGTAATAGCTGCTGTCAATACTGCTTCTTGTGCGGCGTCATTATCGCCAGCTTGAGACGCTTTCTGTAGCTCCATAAATGATGGGCCAAGCAGCTTCATCAGCTTCACTTCAATACCAAGTCCCTTCGTAGCGAGGAATTGAGTAATCTTATAATCAACGCCATCAATATGAACGTCTAATTGTTGAATTGCCATGTTATAATGTTTCCTTAATTAGTAGATTAGATCGGTGAGGGACGAGAACTCAAGAGCATTAACAACAAATCCCCATTCAGTATCTACTGTTTCATTTTCTCTTACCAAGTCCGGTGCAGAGAGGATATAACCATGAGATGAGATGTTGGATTCTTGTTTACCTGAGCCATTGTTGCTCACCACTTCAACTCGGAAGAATGAGTTGGTATTTACCTCGGACGAGGCGTATAGACGCTGCAAGACCAGATTGCTTTCGCTTGTCTGCAACAGTTTGACATTTAGTCGAAAAGGACGAGTGAAGTTTCTCACTCTAGCTGAGTAGATTGGGTGTATTCCATCAATCACTTTGAAAGAGTCTCCACCTCTACTTACTTTGATTGATGTAACACCTTCCAGTGTATATCCGCCAATCACTACTTCATTCTTTGAAGGGTCATAAACAACAGAGGACATATTATAAACTCCTCAATGTTCTTACAACTGATTTACTTCCCTCATATGCTGATTGTAACAACGATACAATAGCTAGAGCTTCTGTAATCCCTGTTAAATCTTCTGCATTGCCACCGATGATACATTCAACATCATTACACATAAACACCCATTCCCGAACAGCCAGAGACTGACCAAACTCCAATTCAGGGAGCTGTTCAATCCAGACATCCTTAGCAAAGAACATAGTTGTTCCGCTGTTGTCTTTAATGATTAAGGGAAGGAATTGCATTGCTTTGATGTTTGAACTAAACAATAGTTTTTGAATACCATTAAGCAGGTCATTACTGTCACTGGACTGCGCCAAGAAAATACTAACTTGCCACTTGCTATATTTCTGCTTAGTTACAGCCACTGTTCCATCCATTGCACGTTTACTTGTGTAAATTGGGTCAATACGTTTGATTCTTACAACGTTGCTAGCGTCAAACCCATCAATAGGGACACCAGCAAATGTGATACTAATGTCACTAGGGGAATATGTGTACAATCCTCTTCTCCTTAGATAAGATGGGGAATCCTTTCCCCTTATTATTATTCCCTAGAAACTCTTAGGCTTGCCATTCAGCAGGAACAACACCACCAAGAAGTGTAATCGCTGCAACATCTTCAGCAGAGATGAGCGAGTTACCAGCAATGATGTCATCCATCTGTGTGCAATGGAAAACCCAATCACGGTTGTTCAAGCTGTTCCCGTATTGGCTATTAGGAACAACACCGATATAGGCTTCTTGAGCAAATGCAACAGAACGACCTGAGCCATCCTTAACAGTGAGGGTGAACAGGCCAGAGCTATTCTTGTTAGCCTTGTCATTCATGTGCAACAGCGTCAGAATGTCATTAGATGCGCTACCTTGACCCAAGGAAACAGTAACCTTACCGGAGGTGTTGGCCTTGTAAACACGAGTGGCAATATTATCAACACCAGTAACATGTTCAAAGGTTTCGCTGTCACGTTCAACGTTAATGTGACTATCTTCAGCATAGCCAGCAATAACATGAATTAGGCCAGAACTTTCTTGACTAATTACAACATTAACGTCAGACGGAGAATACGTCGAAGTACGAGTAGATGCCATTTCTTATATCTCCTATTAAGCCGTCACAGTGCCGGAAATGGTGGTGTACATAATCGCACCAGCCAAACGAGCATTGAATGTAATGTCAGGCAGAACGCGAGTGGCACGAACAGCAGACGAAATATTCAGGATATTAGGAACAGTGACAGTGGGGGCAGGACTATCAGCCAAGCCACCGACCTGAATCCCCTCAGCCAGAACGCGACGGATTTCAGCTTCCAGAACAGCAGCACCTTTACTGGTGTAGCCAATCTTCTTGCTATTGATTTGCTGGAACCAAATACCTTCAGCAATGCGAGCCTTAATCCACTGAACGAAAATGATAACGTCGATCCATTCCCCTACACTTACTTTCCCACCAATCACTACATCACGACCACCGATATTAGCCTCGTAAGTAGAACCGTTCTTACCCTTGATGTAGTTAGCTTCAGAGCTAGTCAGAGCATCTGCAACAATGCCGGAAAGAGTCTTATAGCACCAATGATTAGAACCGGGTTGTTGTGGTGTGAAATAACCAGACCAAGCACATTCAATGAAGTTGGTGTCGGCAGAGCCATTCCAGATATAGAAAGTGTTGTCGTAATTAAGTGCCTTCACTTGGCTGAAAATATCAGACGTAGAAGAAGTTTTAACTGCACTAGCTTGGCTAGAGAATACATACACTTTATCAAGCGTTTCAACAACAGCGGCAATAGCCAGCACATCAGCATCCAGATGACTATCCGCAGACAGCACAAACCACGTATCATTCAGGTTACGAACAGCAGTGATGGCGTCAGCCCAAGTCTCAGTTACAGTATCATTAGCCATAGACAGGTTGGATGACAATGTTTTGATTGCATAGCCGGTGCCAGCAACAGTGGGTGCAATAGTCAGTGTGGTTGTACCGCCAACAGTAAGACCAGTAACGCCAGCAGACGTAATAGCAGCCTTCAAGCCCGTCACAATCTCGGCAGCAGTTGCGGAGCCATCAGCCGTAAACGTAATAGCTGCCCCTTCCAAGGTAAAGGAATAAGTGGCGCTATTAACTACAGTCGGAGTGATTGTTACACCCGGAACTTGACGACGACCAACAACCAGAGTTTGTAGCCCTTGATCTTGAGCAAAATACTTCTGAGCGGCAATGTAGACATTGGACGTAGAAGCAAAATCAGCAGCCACTTCAGTTACACTGTTATATTCTTTAGCACGTTCAGAGAACGCAACATGAGAGGCAATGAAGCAAGGGATTGCAAACGAAGCCCGCTGAACTGTAGCAGTTTCACGGCTTACCGTGATGTTAATCAAATCTTTTAGAACAGTCATGTTCTTTTAATCTCCTAATAGGTAAATGTTACAGGCAACGTACCGTCTACATTATTGGCTTCAGTTAATGTTCCGTTAATCTCCCCATGGTCAATTGTCTGGAACGTAACAGACAGATGCTTGTCGTAAGCCAGCGACAAATCAATCGTTGATACTGAATATATGTCTGTTTCTCTTTTTTGTTGTGAACGCCTGTTAGGACTTACACGTAATACACTCATTCCATTATCAGCAAACAACGCTCTATAATAAATGCTCTGCATCTTCAAATGAAAATCTTCAGCATAGTTAGCAGCGTTTGTATCGCTACCACCTGATTGTTTATCCTTACCAACAAATACAAACCGTACAAGAGCCTCATACGGCTGGCACATAGTTGTTATTCTTGTTGTACTATTCACTGTAGCACTTTCACTAGACATTCCAACTGGTGTTTCAGATACAACAAAGATATGGCAATAAGGGGTGGCAGGTTCAACACCATTCTGCATATCAAGGTAGGCTGTTATCCCACTGACAACAGATGTCAGTGCTGCATAGCACCCATCTTCAATTGAAGTGAATGTACTGTTTGTTATCTTAGCCATTAAGCCACCTCTTTACGGACAGCTAGGCATTGATAAGAATCAAGGACGCCAAGATTGTACAGGTTCACTTCACGAATCTCGTAGACATCATTATTCCATGTCACTTCATCACCTTTCAGTAATGCACTCCCTTCTTTTGATGTACGAAGCGATTGACTAATACCATCAGTGATGATGAAGATTGAATACTTACTTCTATCCCCTTCAGGGAGAAGTTTAGTCATCTTGCCAGCAGCATTGGGTTGGATGTTACATTTGATTGTGAATGTTGTTGGAGAGCCATCAGACCAGCGTCCGTAATCATCGTAGTTGCCAGCACGTCTTGTAAAAGTGTATGTAGCTTTACCAACACTTAGGAATAAAGGTGTTGTCATTTAATATCCACCTCCTTCTTTCGTTGTCCGTAGGCATTCCTATTCACTATACGGGCTGTAATGTTATCGTACATAAAGCTGGTATCGTGCAGGATGCGAGTTTCTGGTTTTTTCTGTTCTTTTGTGATTGGGTGGTTTTCTACGAAGTTCTGTTCTTCAATAGTTTCTTTAACACTGTCCTTCAGCCACTCACCCATTTCCACCATATGCTTCTCTTGTTTACTATTAAAAGTATTCAAGAAGATAGATGGTGCTGCACTTCTCACAAACCATTTTGCCTTTTCTAGTGACTGTACAAAGAATGGACGAGGAGGGGAATATGCTCCGTTGGGTAAATGAAACCCTGTCTCGTTCATCCAAGCCACGTTTGCAACAGACTGTCCACCCCTTCCGCGAGGGTCATCGGGCGGGTAGGTAGCACCGTTGATAAACCCGTATTCAATCTCTTTCTGATTCAAATCTTGCAAGCGTTTCCACAAAGCATCCAAACCAGAATAGTCCATCTTCACTTCATATCCTAGTGCTTTGCTTTTGGACATGATTAAAACCCTGACGTACTGTCTACCCAGATTTCTTTATTGAAATAATCAGGTGTTCCGCTATCTGTAGTTACACCGCGATAAATCTTTGGCGATATCGTATCGTTATCATCGTTGTTCGCCTGCATATCACTACGACTAATGCCACCAGCATACGGTGTAAACTCAACATCATAGATTGCCGGATTTGCAAGAGCGAGTTTAAGTGCTTGCATGTAGTTATTAAATGTATCAGCACCATACACCTCACACATATAAGCACGTTCACGGCGCATCTTAGCAAGAGAGAATAAAATGATAGGCATCAACTCTCTGGCTGTACGTTTCTCGTTGCCATTGTTCTTGTCGAGATAATATTCATACGTGGCATCATCAAGGAAAACAAGTGATGTATCAATGTCCCCACAAGAAATTCTGACACGATCTACAGCACTTGTAGCAGGCGATCCCGTGTAGGCCATGCCAATTCTCCTTTGTTTTGTTATTCTATTGTTCAAATCCACTCAACACATAACATACCTAAATGAATACATTATGTGGAATATACTTGAACAATAGCCCCCGAAGGGGCTAAAGTTATTCAACTGCTTAGGTCGAAGAGTGCAGACGCACAATTGCTTGTGGCTTGCGGGCTACGGCCAACAGGTTCATTTCCGAGCGGATGATGACGGAGCCATCAATCGGGTCACGGTGCGTGAACAGGTAGCTTTCTTGACCAATTGTATTTATCGTGGACATAGTATTGGCCGGGGAAGCATACACACCGAAGGCATCCATAGTACCGGACGGTACCAAACGCGCTTCGTTAGCAGTCATAAATGCAGTGCCACCGAAGTCAGTACCACGATACTCGATGAAACGCACACCACCGTATTCAAACACACGTGTACCCATCGGCAGAGCGGATTCCAGACGCTGACGCAGCGGCTCTTGGGTAGACGAGTAGTAGGTGTAGGCAGCTTGCACCTTGGCGTGCTTAATCAGATTGCTGAAGAAGCCCGGCGAACAGAATGCAACAAAGCCGGTAGCCACTTCACCACCTGCTTGCAGGTTGTCGATGATGTGAGCAATACCTTCTTCCACTTTACCCATAATGTCAGTGGTGGAAGTACCGAACACGAAGTCGATTTCCTTACGGGTGACACCGAACTCGGTGTAGAAGTTGGTAGAGATAGTGCCGTTAGGGGCATAAATCGTACCATCGGCCAGCAGTTGAGCAAAAGCCTTTTCCTTCAGTTGCATGTGCGACATGCGGATACGTTCAATCTTACGAGCCAGAGCCAAACCTTCTTGTTCAGCTTGGTCAACAGTGCCGTAGGCAGAGCGAGATTGAATATCTTCCGGCTTCAGGACATCATCCAGCGGGAAGTGGGGGACGTTGAAGGAATACAGCTTACGCACGTAATCCTTGGAAACGTTGTTACGTTCACCACGAATCCGGTCAACCATAACAGCGCCAGACTTGGTGATTTGTTCCATACTCACAACCGGGGTGGTGACACCTTCAGTAGACGGGAAAATACCCGATTGAGTGATAATACCCCACTGGTTCGGAATCAGGTTGATTTCCGGGGTACGGTCGATAATTTGAAAAGCGTCAGTGTAACTGCGAACTACGGACATTCTCTGTGTCTCCTATTATTAGATTTGAGCTTCAGCGATGATGCCGACAGCAGCCATTTGAGCATACACGGCAGCTTTTTCAGCAGCAGTGTCAACCGAAGCGCCGAACGTCAAAGCTTCCTTGGCAATCATGGCAGGGCCACGCTCAAGCACAATCACAGTGGTGTCAGTAGTGGCAGACACATCAGTATCAGCAAACACACCAAGCGAATTACCGATGTAGATACCGGCAAACACGCTAGAGCCATCGGCAGCAGTATTTTCCAGAATCTTGTACTTTTCAGTGCCAGTAACAGTGATAGTGAAAATATCACCAACTACGAAGTCAGTCGCGCCATCAGCCAGTGTGAAAGCCAGACCAGCACCAACGAAAGCCGAAGCTACGTTACCAGTGCCAACCAAAGCGCCAGCTTGGTTGCGGATTTCAAAAGCACCAGCGTTGGTGTTAGCAACATTGATACGCAGAACATAAGTACCGGGACGGGCATTTGCGGAAACAGTGATAGCACCCATTGTTCCGTTACCAGTGTTAGAGGCACCTGCAACAGCAGCAGCACTACCACTCACCAGTTGCTTGCCCAGAACGGTGCCGGGGGTGTAGGTTTTAGCACCAGCTTCATAGGCCGTGACAGCCTTACGGCAGTAGCCCATGTTAGATTCAAATTCGTACTTGACGACATTACCAATTCGTTGAGTCTCGGTTGCCAGAAGAGCAGCCATATTTATTCTCCTTTGTTATTTACTTGGTAGCGTAGCGGGCTTTCAAAATAGCCGCAGTTTTGTCTTCATCCACTGGCTTGTCAGCATCGCCACCAGTGATTCCTTTTTCCTTAAATACTTCAGATTCCGCAGTATCCTTGGCCTTCATTACATCAATCAGCTTGGCAAAACCAGCATCATCCAGCACATTGAAACTCTTGAACAAATCTTCAACTTGATCTTGAGGAACAACAGCGGCAATAGCCTCTTTACGGGCATTGTCCTTAGCGGCAACTTGTGCAGCTTTCATAGTTTCCAGTTCTTGCAGGGCAGCAGCGTTAGCAGCTTTCAGGGTTTCCACTTCTGCACGTACTTGTGCAGCTTCATCCTTAGCCTTTTGAAGTTCAACTTCGATTTCCACGTTTTTATTCTCCTTTGGTGCAACCTTCGCTGCATTAAAAGCCTTCTCAATCTCAGCTTGCTTAGCTTCAAACAAAGACTGAGTAGTCATAACGGACAGGAAGTTAGCGGCAGTCATGTCAGAGATTGGCGTCTTGGATTTCATAATCTCTACAGAGTTAATAAAATCTTGACGCTCTTTTTCGCATTCTGCTTTATAATCTTCCCAAGACATGTTGGCTTTATCAGCCTCTGGCATGTCTTCCTCGTCGGAGAATCCTAAAATCTCCGTCAACAAATCGGCATTGTCACTCCACATGCCGAAGAACTTCTCAAGGAAGTCATCAAACGGCAAAGTAACCTTTACCATCGTTGCTTTCTCAAGATATTCATCTGTAATATCGTTTGTACTTTTCAACACAAGAGCCTCGTGATAATTATTGGCTGCCCCTCCCTGAGAGGAATGCACCAATGCAATATGATGTTCTGGCTTATCAAATCTATATTCCTTGATACGACGCTTAGCCGTTACTGTTTCAGTCATTTACATTCTCCGTAATGTCCTCATAGACGGCTGTAGCACCTACACTAATCCCTTGAATCTCCCCATCCTTAACCATCTTCCAGAGTAGTTCAGAATTAGGATTATCTTCAGGAAAGTGCATCCACTGAATCCAACTCCCTTTCTTTACTTCAATACCCGAATCAGTAGTGAATGCAGCAGGAGTGATATATGATTGCTCAATAACAACATCTTGTGTCATTATGCGATGGAACAGATTAGCTTTGTTGCAAAGAGTATTAAAACTGATACACGCCTTTTCGACAGCATCTTCAGTATTGATGTCCCCATGAGCATCAACTTCATTAGGGGCAAGAGCAATAAACATTGCCCTTCGCTGTTCAACATCAACGCTCTTAGTCACTTCAACAGTTGGCTCAATGTCATCTTTAGTTCCGAAGGCTTGTTCAAGAAGGGCTTTAAAACCTTCTACAAGACCGTCTAAGGACGACTTACTGACACTCTTGGACTTGAGATTATCTTTGTGCTTTTTAACGGCTGAAAGACCTGTTGCGATTGCGCGACCTTCGTTGCCATCATACTGTTCAAGGGCAGCATTAGCAGCCGCAACAAAGATGTCCGCCGAATGTCCTTTCAATTTCTTTGCCGCTGCGGGCAAGTTAGATTTACTCCAAGGCATTATGCGTTATTCTCCGTGTTAAGGCTGCTGTTGTCGTTAGACGCTACTGTCTTAGCAGTACCATTCCCCATTCCAGTGGCAAGTCCGTCGCCTGACCTAGATGTTGGCTTGCCAAGCAGGATATTCAGTTCTTCTTGATCCATCATTTCATCTACACGATCTGGCAAACCAAGTGTTTCAGCAACATAGTTAATGTTGTCAGCAGTAGGAGCTACAAGTCCAACAGCCTTAGCGCGTTGAATAGCCTTACTAAACACTTCCAAATCAATCTCATCCAAATCACCATAAACAAACTTAGGCATTTCTGTATCACGCCACCCATTCATTTTATACAGCCAAGGGATTAGGTCATTATTAAGAACGTCTTGGATTTCTTTAAGACGGGCTTCAATGCTCATAGCCAGCATATTACTCTTACTATCTGCCAAGCTATAGCTACCCACAGCATCCTGTCCAAGCTTGAGGAGATCACTATGAAGGGCTGTAAGGATTTTATTATCCCATCTGGTAATTGCTGCTGCGATGTGTTGAGCCGTCGTGTTATCTACAGACAGAAGCTGGAAATCAAACATCTTGTTACGTCCTTCATCATACATGAGCGGCATAACAATGCCTGTTTGCTCATTCATTTGAAGATTACGTACCATGTTCTTATAGTAAGAATATACCGCACGGTCTGAGTCACTAGCATCATCCGCCATATACTTCGGATGCAACCAGACAATCGGAACACCGTTGATATTCTTGCTA